GCAGGTCTAGCTTCAAGAGTTGAACCTTTCGAATCACCAGCTGGTTTCCGTAAGGGTGTAATTAAGAATGTTGTAAAACTTGCTTTCAACCCTAACAAAACACAAAGAGACCAATTATACTCTTCAGATGTTAACCCTGTAATGAGTCAAGTAGGACAAGGAATTGTACTATTCGGTGATAAGACAGGTCTTGGTTTACCAAGTGCATTTGACAGAATCAATGTAAGAAGACTCTTTATTGCGGTTGAGAAAGCAATTGCTAATGCAGCACAATCTTTCTTATTCGAACTTAACGATGAATTCTCACAGACTCAGTTCAAAAATATCGTTGAACCTTTCTTAAGAGAAATTCAAGGTAGACGTGGTATTATCGACTTTAGAGTAATTTCTGATACAACAGTAAATACTCCTGAAATCGTTGATGCTGGTAAGTTTAGAGCAAATATCTTTATTAAACCTGCTAGAAGCATTAATGTTATTGAATTAACATTTGTTGCAACAAGAAGTGGTGTTGAATTTGAAGAAATTGTTGGCTCAATTGGTTAATAAATAATTAGTAAAATAGGAGAACTAACAAATGGCATTTAATATTAATGAGTTCAAATCCCAGCTAGTTGGTGGTGGTGCTCGACCTACGTTATTCCAATGTCAAATCTTAAACCCTGTTGCTCCTGAAGCCGACTTTAAAGTTCCTTTCATGGTAAGAGCTGCGGGTATACCCGGCTCTTCCTTAGGTTCTTTCACAGCACCATACTTTGGTCGTCAGGTCAAGTATGCAGGTGATAGGGTATTTGAAGATTGGACAGTGACTGTTATTAACGATGAAGATTTCATTGTTAGAAACGGTTTGGAAGCATGGTCAAATGCTATCAATACACATGATGGTAATTTACGCTCACTTCCATCTGATTACAAATCAAATGGTTTAATTACACAATATAGTAAAGACGGAGACGCAATTAGAACTTATGTGTTCGAAGGTATGTACCCAGTGACTATTGACCAAATCCAAATGGATTGGGGTACAACCGATACAATTGAAGAATTCTCAGTGACCTTCCAATATGACTTCTGGAGAGTCGAAGGTTCAACTGGAATTCCAACTACATAATAATAGGAATTTAAATAATGAAGATTTTTGGCTTCGAAATTAAGAGGCCTGAAGATGAGATAAAGAATGCTCCTATCTCATTTACAGAACCTCAAAATGATGATGGTGCGATTACCGTATCAGGTAACTCGCTAGGGGGCTTTTATAGTACTCTATTAGATATGGAAGGTTCAGCTAAGTCTGAATCCGAACTTATCACAAAGTATAGGAACATGGCCCTTCAGCCTGAGATTGCTCAGGCAGTTGATGATATAGTGAATGAAGCTATCTCGATTGAAATGGACGAAAGTGTCGTTAGCATAAGTTTAGGTGAAACTGATTTACCTGATAAAGTTAAAGACAAGATTGTAGAAGAATTTGATAACGTCGTATCTATGTTTGATATGTCAAACCAAGGATACGATATGTTCTATAAGTTTTATATCGACGGTCGATTGAATTATCATATTATAATCGACCCCGATAACCTTAAAAGAGGTATTATAGAACTACGTTATTGTGACCCTCGAAAACTAAAACTAATTCGAGAGTTGGACAAGAAAAGTAAAGACAAGCACTCAGGTGCTCCAGTCAAAAAGATTAAGAATGAATACTATATGTATTCTGAAAATGGATTTGGAGCTACTAGTGCAAGCGGTTCAACTGTTGGTTTTAAAATTGCGAAGGACTCTATTGCTAGAGTAACTTCAGGATTGATGAATGAGAATAATAGTTTAGTATTATCTCACTTACATCCAGCAATTAAACCTTTAAATCAGTTGAGAATGCTAGAGGATGCTACAGTCATTTATACATTGACTAGAGCTCCTGAAAGAAGAATTTTTTATATTGATGTAGGTAATTTACCTAAGAATAAGGCGGAACAATATCTTAGAGATATGATGACTCGCCATAAGAATAAACTTCAATATAATTCGTCAACAGGTGAGATTACAGATTCTCGTAAAATGTTGACAATGACTGAGGACTTTTGGTTCCCACGTCGTGGCGGTGAGCGTACCACAGAGGTTGATACATTAGCAGGTGGTAGTGCTCAAGGTTTAAGCAACGACGAAAACATGACGTATTTTCAACGTAAATTATATAAATCGTTGAAAGTACCTTTAACGCGTTTAGAGCCTGAAACAATGGCGAACTTTGGTAGAGTTTCAGAAATTACCAGAGACGAGTTAAAGTTTGGAAAGTTTATTAAACGTATTAGGTCACGTTTTTCTTGGATATTTAATATCGTATTAGAAAAACAACTAGTATTAAAGGGTATTCTTACTCCTGAAGAGTTTCAACAAATTCGAAACGATATTCGATATGAATTTGCAAAAGACAACTATTATGATGAGTTAAAACATGCAGAGATTCTTAAGGAAAGATTAGGAACCTTAAGAGATATTGAAGATTCGATTGGAAAATATTACTCGAAAGAATGGGTAATTAGAAACGTTCTTCAGATGAGTGAAGAGGAATTTAATGAAATGAATGACCAAATGGTCGCTGAAAAAGAAGCAGAACCTTCTGAAGACGGTGACGATATGGATTCAAATCCTTTTTAATATAAATAAAATTAATATAGCAAAATAAATAGGGACTTAACAATGAAAAACTTTAAAGATGTTCTCTCAGAAATCGCCCAACCAAAAAGTGGCGATGAGAAAAAGTTTAAAGACTTACATAAAATAGAATTAATCAAGCACCCAGTAGCACCTGATAATCAGTTTACTGGAGAGATTGATGGTGTGGAAAGGAAGGCAAGACCTGCTGACCAAGATGGCGATAAGAATTACGACCCACATCTCGATAAGAAAGATAAGCCATTTAAATTACCAAGAGATACAGGTGGTGGTGCATTAAGAAAAGAGAATACTGAAGTTTCTTTTAAAGATTTAATGAACAAAATCACATCAGAGGAAGACCTTCTTGAAAGTCCCCAAGAAGAAATTCCAATGATGATGAAACAGCTTCATTATATTTGCTATGCTTGTGAAGACTTAATGGAATTCTTAGCAACTGACGAAATTGACCCAGAAGAATGGTGGCAAAATAAGTTGGCTCAAGTATTTGGTAACGTTAAATCATTACACGCTTATGCAAAAGGTAGTGAAAAAGCAGCTGAAGCAGAAAAAGACATTGACCTAGGTGGTGATGATGTTGAAGAACAATATGAAAGTATTGATGAAGAAATAGCAGAACTTCTTCATGAAGAAAAATGTTCATGTTGTGGAAACGAAATTACTAAAGACGGATGTGGATGCGATGAAGATTGCCCACACTGTGGTGGAAAGGGAAAAGTAGATGAAGCAGTCCAAGTTAAACCAATCAGGGCTGGGCAGTTGGTATTAGGTAACAGAAAAAGAGTTTCTGTAAAACCTCAAGATGCAAAGTTATTAGACAAGATGTTTAAGACTTTGAGAGATAAAAAGAACAAAGAAGAAATGTACGAACTTTTAATGAGTAATGAAAGAGGGTACAACGAAATATTAGACTTTGCTAAAAAAGCAGGTATATAATGGCATGGGTTTCAGTACCAGGTTCTAATGGAATTTGGGAATATGATAACGCAGCCACAGCATCAGATACTTATTCAGATGCTAATGGCACTACAACCGCAGGGGTAAGAACATATACTCCTCCGGGTGGAAATGCTCAATATATCTATGTAAAAGTTAGAAAAGTTGGGGAAACCGCAGAGCGGGGCGAATTATCAAAGAATTTCTACGATAATCGAAACGCAAACGGTATACCTTAAATGAATATAAATATTTAAAAGAATTATTAGGGTAGAAACATGAAATTAATTACTGAAGTTAACGAAACTTGCGAAATATTAACCGAAGCTAAAGAGGACGGAACTAAGTCCCACTTTATCGAAGGTATATTCATGCAAGGCGACATTAAAAATCGCAACGGAAGAATTTATCCATGCGAAACTTTAGAGAATGAAATGAATCGTTATAACGAGCAATTCATTGAATCTAAAAGAGCGCTTGGTGAACTAGGACATCCTGACGGTCCTACGATTAACGGAGACCGTGTTTCTCATTTGATAACTAATATGAAACGCGAAGGTAATGATTTTTACGGTAAAGCAAAAATCTTATCAACTCCAATGGGTGAGATTGTCAAAACTTTCATAGACGAGGGAGTTAAAATTGGCGTTTCAACAAGAGGTTTAGGCTCGGTAAAACAATTGAAGGATGGCGTTATGGAAGTTCAAAAAGATTTCCATTTAGCGACAGTGGACATTGTAACTGACCCTTCAGCTCCTAATGCTTTTGTAAATGGTATTATGGAGAATAGAGAGTATTACTACGACATCGCTTCTGCGTCTTGGAGAGCTCAGGAAGTAACTGAGGTAATCGAAGAGATTGTTGAAGAAGTTGAGAAAAAAATCAACCGAGTGGTACGTAAAATTGATGAAGAAACGGCAGCAAGAATGTTTAGTACATTCGTTCGTTCTTTGAGAAAATAACTTTTTAATAAATAATTTGCAGTCAGATTTAATTTGTACTTAAACAATATTTAAAGGAGAAAACATTATGGCAGACGACAAAAATACATTCGTTGCTGACGACGGTATTTCAACTGTCCCACAACCGGCGAAGCCTGAGGGTGGTGAAGGTAATAGAAAGCCTAAAAAAGAAGATAAGCCTAAAGAGGTAGGTGTAAAAACTCCTGGTCAAGAAAAAGCCGGTGAGAAAGTACCTACAGCTGAAGATGTCGAAGTAGAAGGAACTGAAACAATTGAAGAAACAGAAGAAACTGTGGAAGAAGTTGTAGTAGAATCTTCAATCGCTTCTATCATCGAAGGTGAAGAACTTTCTGAAGAATTCAAAAACAAAATTGAAGTTGTTTTTGAAGCAGCAGTTAACGAACAGGTCACAGCTCAAGTAGCAGCTATTAAAGAAGAGCTTGAAACTAAGCTCGAAAGCGAATTAGATGAATCAATCGAAACTCGCATGAAAGACATCGTTGAAAACGTAGACAAGTATCTTGACTATGTAGTTGGCGAGTGGATGGAAGAGAACAAGATTGCAGTAGAAGCTGGCATTAAAGTAGAAATGGCAGAATCTCTCATGAATGGTCTTAAAGATTTATTCACTGAGCACAATGTATCTATCGACGAAGAAACTTTCGACGTAGTTGCAGAACTTGAAACACAAGTTTCTGATTTAGAAGAAAAATCAAATGCTTTAGTTAATGAGAATATCGAATTAGCTAAAACTATTTCTTCTATCAAAGCAGAAAAAGTTTTCGAAGAAATGACTGAAGGTCTTTCTGACAATCAGAAAGAAAGATTTAAAGTCCTTTCAGAAAAACTAGATGTTGAAGATTTAGAGTCTTATACTGAAAATCTTCAAGTAATCAAGGAATCTTTCTTTAGTGAAGGCAAAGTTGCCACACCTAAAGTAGAAGAAGTCGAAGAAGACGAAATTATTCTAGAAGAACAGGAAGTTAAAAAACCAGCTTCTGATTACGCTTCTGTAAATGCTCTTGTTGAAGCACTCGATGCGAGAAAAAAGAATAATTAATTAAAAATTGGTTTTATTATAAATAAAATTTACGTTAATTAAAAATAGGAGAGACATTATGTCAAACTATCAACAACTCGTGGAAAAGTGGGAGCCAATTTTAGAGCACGACTCTTTTTCACCAATTAGCGATCAACATAGGAAAGCAGTAACAGCTACTATCCTAGAGAACACAGAAAGAGCACTTTCTGAAACAGGTGACTTGTCTGCAAACATGACAAGCCTTCTTTCAGAAGCACCTACCAACGATGCTGGTACAGGTGGTTTCTCTGCAAGTGTATCTCCAGGAAATGCAGCAGCTGGTCCAACAGCTGGTTATGACCCTATCTTGATTTCATTAGTACGTAGAGCTATTCCTAACCTAATCGCTTACGATATCTGTGGTGTTCAGCCAATGACTGGCCCAACAGGTTTAATCTTCGCGATGAGAGCACGTTACGGTTCTCAAGGTGGTGCGGAAGCTTTATATGCTGAAGCCGATACCGACTTTGGTGGTACTGGTACACACGCAAATACTTTGCCAAACGCTAATACAACGCTTATTACAACTGGTACAGGTATGGACACAGCAGCGGCTGAAGCTTTAGGCGACGGTCAAGGTACAAACTTCGCAGAAATGGCATTCTCTATTGAGAAAGTTACTGTTGCTGCTAAGACACGTGCTTTAAAAGCTGAATACACAACTGAACTTGCTCAAGACTTAAGAGCAGTCCACGGCCTAGACGCTGAAACAGAATTGGCTAACATTCTTCAATCTGAAATCTTAACAGAAATCAACCGTGAAGTTGTTAGAACAATCTACAAAACAGCTGAAGTAGGTGGTGACAATACTGCTGCTTCTGGAGTATTCGACTTAGACGTTGATGCAAACGGAAGATGGTCAGTTGAGAAGTTCAAAGGCTTAATGTTCCAAATCGAACAAGAAGCTAACGCTATCGCAAAAGGAACTCGTAGAGGGAAAGGTAACATCGTTATTTGTTCTTCAGACGTAGCTTCTGCATTGCAAATGGCTGGTGTATTGGATTACGCTCCTGCCTTAAACTCTAACTCTTTAGAAGTTGATGACACAGGTAATACTTTTGCTGGTGTTCTTAACGGAAGATTCAGAGTATACGTTGACCCATTCGCAGGCGGCAACTACTTAGTAGTTGGTTATAAGGGTTCATCTGCATTTGATGCAGGTTTATTCTACTGCCCATACGTTCCTTTACAAATGGTTCGTGCGGTTGGTGAGAACAGCTTCCAACCAAAAATTGGATTCAAGACTCGTTACGGAATGGTTGCAAACCCATTCGCTGAAGGTGACGTTTCTAACCAAGGTTTGGGTGCTCTTACTCAAGACGTCAACAAGTACTACAGAAAAATTAGAGTCACAAACTTATTCTAATTTTAAGTACTCCATAAAAATAAGAGTAGCATTCAGCTACCGAATTTTAAAGGGTCTCTTTCAGGGACCCTTTTTTTTTACTTTGTTTTATGCTTATCGAAATACGAACGAATCAGGAAGATTCGTGTATAAGCTACGACTGTCATTACACAAGTCACTAGCGTTCCCAGCGTGAGTGGGTCTGTGATTCCAAACTTATCAATAAAGATATACAATAAAGACAAGTTCAATGGATAGTTGATAAGAAGACCGGTTGCAACTTGAGTGCCGGTTTCTTTATGAATTCGTTTTGTTCTTGTAGATAATTTCATAATAAATTGGTAGCCCGTAGGAGAATCGAACTCCTGTTGCATGGATGAAAACCATGTGTCCTAACCACTAGACGAACGGGCC